TAGCATTCTATTATTGTCATCAAACAAAGTAATTCTTTCTGGATGAGTTAATACAAAAATAATTTGATCATATTTAGAATGATATTTTTCGAATTCTAAAAAAGCATGTTGTATGTCAGTACCGCCCATGGCATAACTAACTGCTCCTATATTTTTATGCCATGATGGCTGATCATCTGCTATAAAACTTGGATGCTGTGTAGTATCGCCACACAATATAGGCTGACCAAAACTATCTCCGAAAATTGCAATACTATTGTCTGACATATTCTATCTGTCGTTCTTATCCATCTTATTCATAATTTCAGCTAACAATTCTGTTCTGCTACCTATAACTTTTCCTTCTGCAATACTTTCTTCATCTGAACCGTTTTCTCTATTTTTGTTTTGAATATATGCTTGGGCTTTATCTTCATCAACATCAAGTCGTCGTTGTCTCATTTGTAATTCAATAATTTTTAGTTTTTTATCCATTTTTGACTGTTTGGCTTGTAATGCAGCACTGATCATTTTGCTTGCACTATCAAAAATAGGAGCGGCGTGTCTATCTTCTACACTTTTTCCCAAGTCTACTAAATCTTCGAATGTAGCCATTGCTTTGGCTGCATACTCGTCCATTTCTCTTTCTAATTCCTCAAGCCCAGTTACAGTAGGTAATGCTGAATCAGTTCTTTCAGCAATTGTCATTTCCCCTTGATATTCAGAAATTTCTGTTTCTAGTTCTTCAACAGAAAGTTCTTGATCTTCTTCTTCCTTTGGTAACATGTCTTCTATATCTGGAAGTAAGTTTAAGGTTTCTTCTAACTTTTTAGTCATCGTTTCCTACTCTTTCTTTTTTTAGGTTTGCTACCTTTGGGTTTATTAAATATTTCATTTTCTGTAATTACTCTAAAACCTAAACCCTTTGCATTGCACCAAGCTCTTGCTGCTTCCCACTTTGCGGCATTAACTACTGCTGAAGCTTTATCAGCTTGTGTTTTTGCTTCCCCTAATGTTTGTTTGCTAGGTTTAATCTCCACCATTTCTGCACGATCATTGCCTTTAGCATCTTTGTAGACCATTAATAAATCAGGAACATAAGTTGTCACTTTTCCTGTAAGTGGATTTTTATAAGGAATTCTGTGTGTTTCACTTCCCCATCCTATTACACTAGGATGGTTGTCGCACATTCTGAATACAGCTAATTCCCAACCACTTCTAAATCTTGGAGCTCGTTTTCCTATATATTTTGTTGGGTTTTTGACCTCATAAAGGCCTTGCATGTACTTAGCCATTTTTATTCACTTCGAATATCGAAGCCTTCATATGCAAAAGTAATACGATATGATACTAGTCCGCTGTCACTGTAGTCTAAATTATCTGTGTCTATTTGTGTAATTATTGGATTAAAAATTGTAATAAAATTTTTATCTTCTGTGCTATTGACACGCTCGATGTTAAATGTTTTTATATAATTTTTATCGCCTTGTAGTCTAAACCCTTTGCCAGCAATATTATGATCCGTCAATGAATTTGTGTTCATTGTTCCTGCATAATAGTAGGCCGTGTAGCTTTTCAAAAAGTTCTCAATGGCTGCATCTCTTGTATCGTATGCTGTGAGTACAATAGGAGTATAATCTACTCCTGTTTGTACAACTTTTTTCTGATTGTAACTATTTAAAGTTTGGCTTCTAGAGCTATAACTTGGCATAGTTACATTTGCTACACGGTCTAAATTAATCGGGCCTTCTATAGTTTGTAAACTACATGTAAAGTTAAATTTGCTTCTAGGCACTGCACTGATCGGTCCAACAGATTGAGTTTGACCATATAAAAGATGTGCTTTTGTGCCTAGTGCCATAATATTAACCGTTTAGGTATTAACCTGTTGTTGCGCCGTCTCCAGCTCTGCCTGAGATAGTATTACTTAGTACGTCTTGACCATTTACAGTGTGTGTTGCGTGGTCATAACGGATAGTTGCTGTTACCTGAACCATGTCTGATGTTGCATAGTTTAGATCACCATATGCTACGCCTGCTAGGTAGCAACCTGCTAGTTCCCAAACATCAAACGGCTTTGGTTGTGTGTTACCATTAGAACCGTCTAGTGTTTCTATTTTCATGTCAAATTTGTATGAAGCGCCTGATAATGCACTTGATTGATCTGCATGATCAACTTGTCTGTTAAGCTGTCCGCCTAACTGACTAATAACTTCTGATGTCATGTCATCACGTAATGTTAGTGTAAGTGTTTCCCAAGTATGCTTACCAGCAAGATACATTTTTGAGTTGTATGAATCAACTACTACTTCCTCATGGGTTAGACTTGGTCTTGACACACTAATTACGTTTTGTGTTACAACATCGTGTCTAGTGTCAGCGCCTAGTCTAGTAAAAGTGACACGGAAACGATATTGTAGTTTTGGCATTAATGTAGTGCCGTTACTAGCACCTGGTGTTGGTACGCCAAAGTTTGTAATTACAGCCATTGTTTGTTCTCCTTATAAACTATTATATAGCAATTTTATGTATATGTATTTATGCAAAAAGGCAAAAATTTTTACAAGTCATAAAAAAAGGCTGCACACCGTACAGCCTTTTCTTGTTTGTTAGTTAATATTAACCTAATTCACCAGTGTTTACAATACGGATTGGAATGTAAATAAATTCTGCTGATTTAGTTGGCTCAATTGCTACATCAATATATAACTCATTAGCATCAATTCTTGCTGGAGTATTATTTGTAGTATCACAAACTACTGCAAAGTCAAATAGACCTCGTTGTTGTAGTATGTTAGCTAGGAAGCCTTCAAATACTGCTTTTGCATTTTCTCGTGTTGATTCGTCATTTGCTTCAAATAAGAATGGACGAGCAATTACTGCAAAACGTTCTCTTAAATATGCTGATAAACGAGCAACATTAACACGGTCTAAAGCACTTGCGCCTGCATGTAGTGACTTCTGACCAAATACAACTACACCATCTGATGGGAAGTTTGCAATTGGGTTAAGTTTCTTTTCATACATTGCATCTCTATGACCTTGTGTAAGTGCCACTGGTGTAAAATCACCTTCTGCGTTTAAGTAACCTACGTTACTTGCATTTTGTACTACACCACGTGTTAAGCCTGCTGGTGCAAACCATTGGAAGCTCACGTTGTCACTGTATGCATATGTATATAATGCAACATGTGATGCTGGAGCAACTACACTTGCGCCTGATACTGGATCAGTAGTTAGTGCTGATGGATAATATGCAGCTGCATATGTATTCTTTGTTACAAGACCATCTACGCCGTTTTCTACTGCGCCATTACCTTGTACCCATGCTACTGCTTCTGTTGGATTTAAACGGAACGGTGTGTCAACAATAACAAATGCTGTTTCGTCACGATCACTATTCAATGTTACCATCTCATCCATTAATTCAGGATAACCTGGTGCTGCAATTAAGCGGAAGTTTACAGTATCTTCACGTAGTTCTGATCCTGCTGTACTTGCTTGCATACCAGATGCAACTACTTTACGCTGAGCATGTCTACCAAATGAACCTGCGCCATTTGCTTGATTGCCTGCGTGGTTACGCCATTTCCATGATGTTGTTTCATTTGCATCATAAATGCGTACTGTACCGCCTGAACGACACATATTTACACCTGTTGTACCTACTGGAAATAGTAGAGGATTAGGTGCATCTGCTAGAAGTGCGCTTTCAAATACGCCTGCTGCTGTATCATTTGCTGTAATATCACCAAATACTACACCGTTTGATGTTGTTTGGTCTGTGTTGTCTTTGCTTACCCATGTATTACCATTATGGCGGTAAATTACTGGATAACCTGCTTCATCTGTATCGATCCAATAGTCGCCTGCATTGCCTGCTGTTGGAGCAAGTGCGCCGTATACAATGTTTGTTACACGTTTCCATTTTTGTGTACCTGAATCGCTTTCTACTTCGTATAATGCTAGTTCATCTAGATCTGGATCAAACCAAATTGTACCGTCTACTGCTGCACCTGTTGGTTCAGTAGTTTGTGCTGATACTGCAAAGTTTGTCCATGCACTACCATCATATTTCTTTAATACGATTGAAGCTGAACCAGTTTGCATGAATAGTTCACCAGTACCAAAGTTACGAGCTGTTGCTGCTGTACCATCTTGGAATGTATCTGCTGATGTGCCTGCTGGGTCTGTTGATTGTGCATATACTGAGTTTTGAGAAACAAAGCTACCTGCAATGTTTTCATATACTTTTAAACTTACACCGCCGCCTGGTTGTGTAGTTTTTACCCATAAATCACCAACTGAAGGCGAAGCTGGTTCGCTATAGTGTGGTGCAAGTGTAGCTGACATTGCTGCCCATGAACCGCTACTTTCTGAGTAATATTCTACAGTTGTTGAACCTGCTGCTGATGCAACTGCAACCAAATGGCCACCTGTTACTATTGCTGCTGATGGTTCTGAACCATCTGTAATTTCTACTGTAGGTGTAACTGCTACCCATCCACTTGCAGAGTATTCAAAAATACCCCAATTGCTTGCTGATGGATCAAACCAATATGATCCTGATACTGCAGGTCCTTTTGGTTCTGATGATAGTGGTCTTAATGCTGTTAGGTTTACATCTGCACGTACAATGTACGCTGCTGAGCTTTGACCTAAAAATGAGTATGCTGCTAGTAAGCCGTAATCGTTTGTTTCATCACCTTGTGCTACTGTTCCGCTTACTTGACGGAAGTCACAATTACCAAAGTATTGTGTTAGTTCTCGTTGTGATGTTACTAATACTGGCTTGCCCGCATTTGATTTCTTTGTGAATTTTGCAATGCCATCTGCTTCTGTACCTGTTGGATCAACTTTATCCTGGCCTGTTGCGATAAAAAGCATTGGTACGGTGCCAGCGCCTGCTGGACCGTAAACTGATTCGTCTGAAATTTGTACCTGTACTCCAGGTGAGACAAGATTTGCCATGTTTTTAGACTCCTTTAAATTTCCATTTTCGTTGGATGTTTGTTTTATCTGTAATGGTATTTATTTAAGATACACTAAAACAGGGCAGTTATCGAGCCCTTTTATCCAAATGATTCATTAATTGGTCTAAATTATAAGTTAGATCTAAAAGAGAGCCATTATTGTCAAGTGTAAAGTTAGACATCCATTGTTCTAAGCTCATACTGTCTTTAGACTCAGGGGGCAAATGATTGGAACGATCTACCCAAATCACATAGTCAAATACACCTGTATTTTGCATTGCAAAGAATTCACGCTTGTTTCTTAGACCACAGTAAATGTCATATTCTTTAAACATTTCTCTACCAAGTGTAGCTGCATCTGGATTATTATAATCACAAATAGCATTATACCACTCTACACGATGATTATGCCTGTCAGCATAGCACTCTTCTTCGTCTTTATAACCGTATTTGTTTTTTAAATTATTGTATATGAAAAGTTTACTACAAAACTTACTACTACTTTCGAATGTGTAATTGTACTTGTCTCTTAATATTTCACAAACTGTATCTTTTCCATGTCTACCATGTCCGATTACAAGTAGTTTAAACTTTTTCATATATCCTCCTATTATTTTTTATAGTATAATAGGTTCCGGACCAAATGTCAATCTAATTATCCTATTACAAACCCTAAGCCACTAGATCCATCAACATATACTGTAAGCTCTGTTTCTAGTTTATCCATATCAGCCTGTGCATCTGCTCTTAGTTGGTCTGCGTTCATTGTAGTTCCGCCCTGCGGGCCTGCAATCTGTGTAAATTTACCACGTGCTTCTGATATCATAAGTTTTGCATGGCATAGAGCATAATCTGCTACCCATGGACCACTAAAAGTATCTTCTATAATAGACTCATCTGGTTTATAATTATATGCATGAAGCACAACTGCATCTTCTGCTCTAATTTGTCTTTGAATAATAAGTTTATGATCTCTTTCTCTCCAAGTAAACATAAGTTCTGCACCAAATAGACGTCCCATTGTTTCTCTGTTTTGTTGTAAGAAATCGTAAGTAGACATTCCCCCTTGTCTACTACTTCCTAAAAGATATGTATTAATATAAGCCGCTTGAAAAGGTTCAATATTAGCACCTGTGCCGCTGCTTATACCACTTGTTCTTCTATAGATATCTTTTACAGTAACAACTTCTTTAGGTAAAGTATATTCACTTTGACCTTTTATAAGTTCTAAAATAATAAAACTTTCTTCTACGGAATTTTCTGCTCTCTGTCTATATTTTTGTAAACTTTTTTTAATAGCCAAGTCATAATGTTCAGGGTCAAGTTCAACATCGACCATACCTCCGCCTAAGCGTAGCTCTATTTCTTTTTGTAATTTAGAAATTGCACTCATATTAGTATTCTCCTAGTAGTATTTAGCAGAAAGCCTAATTATGATAATAAACCAATATCTTTAAATGACATTGTATTAAATATTTTTATTTTTTCATTTTGTGGATCGTTAATGTATGCAAACTGAACTATTCTTTTGTTCAACAAAGTCCAATCTGGTACTTGTAAGTTTATTTGGTCAAAAATTGATTCCATGTAATCTATATCTAGATTAAAAAGTTTATTGATATCTACTTTTATTAGAGAAGAATTTTTGTCTATAATTTGTTGGTGTTCCATTTTTTGATTGTTATCTAGCATAATAAGAAAATTGGCTATTTCTTTATCAGTCATAGATAATGTGTTATAGTCAATATCTTGAGCTGCACCAGGACTAAATTCCATCTGTATATAATGGCTACGTATTTTAGAAAATTTAATATTTGGGTCTGCGCTTATGCATGGTATACCAAACTCTGATGCCCATTTACTTACTTCTACTGCATTAGTACAATTTAGATATATGCAAATAGAACTATTTGACCCAATTTTATATTCATTATATGAATCAAGCAAACCAACAAATTGTTCCCTTGTATATTTGGAAACATTTTCGAATAATGCCATACGATATTTGTTATTATATATTTCTGTAAACTCAGGATGATCTAATAACAAAAAAGCATCATCGTTATGTCTCATAAATGTACCCAAAGGCCCTGGATAAGGAACATAAAAATCTTCTATTTCATTTTTTTGTACTGATAAGCTATTATTAATAATCCAAGACAGAAATTCATTATGAGTGTGTCCTCTGCCTAATACTAATACAAAATTATTCATATAATAACCTATGTGAATGAATCAATATAATCTAGTGTATATTTGGCACTGTATGTATCGTCCATAATTTTACTAAAGTTAGGCACTTCGCCATCAACTATACTATCCCAAAAACTAACGTCATCTGGACATGGATACAAATATACCAATCCTAATTCAGGGGTTGGAAAATTACGAATTTCTTTTTTTACATTATTTAAAAATTTACCACGCAATTGAAAATAACTGTATTTTTCAACATCAAAAACTACATACTGACGTAGTACAGTATCTTCTTCCAAGTAGGCAGTAATATGTTCTAACTCTGGTATAATGTCTTTTGTATCTTTATTAGCCATACATCCTGCATGAACAAGCATTGCTTGTTTGCATCCTTGTTGCTCTAATGTATTTACTGCAAGGTCAATATCATCTCTATCTTCAAAAGATATAATATTATTAAATCCAACATTTATAAGATTCTTAATTGTCAAGTCTAACAGATAATATTCTAATTCGCTATGCTTTGACTCTGATTCGTTATTTTTGCAGTCAATAATTACTCCTATATCTGAATCTCCTGGATTAACAATTTTTTCTGGATTGGGAAATATTTTTTCTAGTGTAATCATTAAAACACCGCCAATAAAATTGTATCAGTATTAAAACGTCCATTAAGTTTAATTTCTGTTGTCTTAATAGTAGCAAATAGTTTTTCCGTTTTAGATCTAGTTGTCTTTTTAACTTGCGGAAGGAATTCGTTAGGCTTACGTATAGTTCTCTGAACACTTTTTGTTTCATCGTACCCTTGCAACGTTGTACCTTTTACATTAAATCCACTACCTGGTCGCCCCAAGCCTTTGGGATCTATATTGCTTGCATAATATATACCCAATTTACGTGTTTTACAATTAAACACTACTGCAATATTTGCACCAATTAGTTTTGCTGGGCTAACACTCGCAATACCGTATTGCGTATCACTAGTCTTGAACTTAATATTTTTAGTCAAGTCCTCTGGGCTCTTAATTTTAATTTTTCTAGGCTTACGTGTAGTTTTTGCTTCAGCCTCTATAATTTCACATGCAGTGACAATTTTAGAAAACATTTCTAAAAACATTTTTGCTTCTGCTTTAGACAGATGGCTATAGCCTTCTTTTAATTGTTCAAGCATATCTAAATCGTATTCAGACATCTTTTTCTTTTGAGCAGGCGTGGGCTGGTTTAATAATTCCACATACTCATTTTTCTCATCAGTGTACCATCCCCTGATCATACGTGCATGTCCAGGCTTTGCATTAAGTTTGCGCAAAGTACTTACCGGATCAAACTTGCTTAGAGCTATTTTGTCTGGATTGCGACAAAAATTGTCTACAAATTCTTCAATAGACTCAGTCATGCCTCCACATGTATCTTGCAATCGTTCTTTAATTGAAGGAATATGTATGTTCTTCTTTTTACCATCTTCAACTTTTTTTTCAGCAATAATTGAACTACCAGCGGCAATTGCTTTTTCAATTTTATCTTTAATCCATTCTGTCATAGGCCTAATATTGCCGCCTGTGCCAGCACATGATTGCCAATAATCATCTTCTTTTTGATTAAAATCAGGACAACCGTCTAATAGCATTTTACATCTTACACCAAGTACTTGCTCATGCTTGATTGCTTTTTTAGCATTTTGTACTTCTTGTTTGGTATATTCATTTTGATTCATCCATTGAAAACACCATTCAATAGTATCAGTATGCTTAAAATTCCTATAATAAAAATCATTTACAGACATTTTTAAACGATGAAAATCTACACCATCTAGTTTTTCCCAATTATCAAAACTAGGTGCCATTATTTTTTTATTACCACGACGGGGTGCAGATGTTTTTTTCTTTTTTACGGCCATATTAAACTCCTTGCGTTTAATTATATATTATTGTGTAATAAAAAGTTTGTCAAGAACTATTTACTGTATTTAAGATCCTGTTACTAGCGAAAGAGAACCATCGTCTTGCATTTCAAAGTTCTCAATATAAGAATGATGTGTTCCGCTTTGATTAATACAACTATCAGCGGCCAACCATAATGACTTAATTGATCCG